GAGCTAGCTCGGCGCCGAGCTGGATTGCGGCCAGCACCGCCTCCGGTTTCTCCATGCCGCGCGGCGCGAAGCCAGAAGCGACGATTGCGTTGGCGAACCGGAACGCATCCTCGAGGCTCGCGAGCTTTACCCCCTGCGCGCCGAAGTTAATCGGCGATTTGATTTGGGCTGGAGTCGTGACGCTTTTAGGTGTCTCGACCACGGCGGTTGATGTGACTGTAGCATTATTTTCTGTGTTCATTTTTAACGATCGGTCGTGTTGTGTTGTTGTGTTTGTTGCTTGCCCGCCGCGGTTGTGTTCCGCGGCGGGCTTTTGATTTTTAGAACGGCACCGACTCGTCACCAACACTCATGATGGTCGTGACGTCGTGGTCCGCTGGAATTGCTTTGGGTGCGGTAACAGCGGGAAGAGTCCCGCGCTTCTGATGGATCAGCGTGCGCGCTGCATTGCGGAGAAGCACATCCTCGGCACGCGGCGGAAACGGTTTGCCGTTGTTGCCGATGCGCGGCTCGGGTTCCTGCGCATACCAAGCGACGGAGCGGTCGCCGAGGGTCGAGAGCGCCACGCCCTTGTTCTTCCCAAAGTGAACCTGGACGTTGCCCGCGTCCGGCACGACCTCCGTCGGCATCGGCACCTCGTCGGTCTTCGGCGAGGTTGCGATAGGCTTTGCAGGCGGTGCGCCGGCGGCGAATGGGCGAGCCTCTAAGGCTTCGCGGATGCGGACGAGTTCCGCGTGGATAAGTTCTAGTGTCATGGTGTGGCCTTGCGTTGGTTGAGGAGCTGACGGAATTCGGTTTCGGTGACGTATTGTTTGCGGACCCCGGCGTTCCAAGCGATTTTGGAAATGCCGCCGACGGTGCGGCCCAATTCGTAGGCGATTTCCTTCGTGGTCAATCCCAGTAGGAGATTGCGCACGATGAGGTCGCGCTCGGGGGAAGCTGGCCGGCTCACGGCTGCACCTCCACCACTTGCAGTCCAAGCTTCGCGGCGGAATCCTTGAGCTTCGCCAAGTCGCGCGCCCGCTCGTCGCCCTGCGCCGTGATCTTCGTCAGCGCGTCGTCGAACGCGCCTTGCAGCGTCGCGCCGGTGGCGCACTCCCAGCGCCAGGGACCACGGCCGAGCAAGTCGCCGAAGTAGATGTTGTAGTCGAGCGTCTGCCCGGTGTGCGGGAAGAATGTCGCGCGTCGGCTGACGCTGACTTCGGTCTTGCCGTCCGTAGCCGCGCGGAGGGTTTGCACGCAGTCGATGAGGTTTTGATCTTCGTTGTTCATGTTGTGTTCTGTTGTTGTTGTGAGGTGGATGCCTCGGAAGTTATTTAGTGAGGCGCGCAACCTTGTCGCCATAGTTGATCGTCGCTTGCTTGCTCGCACCGCGCGGCCCGCCGTTGTGAATCCGCGCCAGGGTTGTCACATCGCCCGCGGCCCACGCCTGCGGGGCGTAGCGTTGAAGGTAGGCGGAGACCACGCGGCGCGAGTAGTCCAGATCGGCGCACCGGGAGTAATCCCCGCCGATTCGAGCGTCAGCGTGGTAGCCTCGGTGAATCTGCAAAGGCCCGAGCGCGCGGCCGCCGTCGCCAAGGATTGGCCCCGTGCGGCCCGAGGTCTCGACGATGTGCAGGGCGCGGAAAAAGCTGGGTGGTGGCGCGGCGTGCGCCGTGACCGCGAGCGCGAGGAGGAGGAGCGTCGTTTTCATGCTTCGTCCTTTCCGTCCTCTTCATCCTCGTTGCCCTCTTCATCCTCCTCGGCGGCTGGATTCGCAATCGCCCACGCCTCTTGCGCGGCGCGGTCCGCTGCGCTGCGCGCGGCGTAGCGTGCTTCATCCGCTGGCGTCCAAGGATTTTCAGCGCGTCGGCGCGCGTCGATTTGCGCGAAGGCGTCGTCGATCGAGATGGTGTCCGGTGTATTGGTTTTCATTTCGTGAGCTTTGAGGCGTTGCGCTTGGCAGTGGCGACCTGGCGCTTCGTGCAGCCCGCGCCGATAGACTCGGCGAGAGCGATGGCGCGGTCGGCGCGCTCTTGGTCGGGCGCGGTCAGCGCGAGGACCAGCGCGCGGGTGAGGGCGGTGGTGGGGCTCATTCCGCGAGCGCCTCCTCGATGTCGATGCCGTAGATTTCAACGAGACTGTCGAACGCCTCGTGGTCGCCGTATCGCCAGACCGGATTTCCGTTGGTCGCGAAAACCAAAGCATCGCAGACGCTGTAAAGGTGAATCTGCCAGTCCCGACTGCCAGGATAGTCCGGATGGGAAAACGATCCAAGGAAGTCGGCGTTCCGGCAATGCGCGTTGCGATACTCGTTCTGAATCTCCAGAGACTCAACCCTGTCGATCGCGATTTTCATTTGGAGAGCTCCATTTCTTCGGCTGCTGCGCTGACCATGCGCTCGGCAATTTCATCCCAGTTAACTTCGCCCAGAGCAGAGTTCAGCAGGTCGGCGAAAACGCCGGTGACTTCAGCGCAACCTTCCTCGTGATTTTCCTGCATTGCAGAAGCAAGAACCTGCGTGGCTTCCTCTACCGCGTCCATCCAGTCGGATGAATTGACCATCGCCTTTTCGATCTCATCTGCCGCGAGTTGGCGCAGGTGGCTTTGCATATTCTCGTCGTTGTCCATCCAGAGATTCACAAGCCACGTTTCGTAATTCGTCCAGCCGTTGTAGTTTTTAGTCGTCATGTTTTTGTGTTGCGCGCCTCGGCGTTAATTCGCTTCGGCTGGCACCGGAAAAACCCGCGCCTCGTGAGAGGTAGCGGGGTGGTTTGCGGAGGTTAGGTTTGCTCAAACCGTCAGCGCCTTGGCTTGATCTTCGTTGAGCCACTCGAAGTTGATACCGGCCGCGACCAGCTTGACTTCGATCTTGCGGCTTTTCTCATACATCGGGACAGCCGCGTCTGGGTTATTGATCGCGACGCTTTCGAGGCGCTTGTGGTTATCGTTCCAACGCGCGGGGATGATCGTTCCGCCCTTAGTCAGAATCCGCAGCGTCTTGTTGAAGGTCAGGCCGGTGGCGGATTTGATAGCGATGTAGCGGTCTGAGGTGAGGATTGAAGCGTTCATGTTGTTTTGGGTTGAGTTGGTCGTCGGGTTAATTCCCTCCGACGCGCACACTCAAACCAATCCGCCCGCCCACGTAAAGCTCAAACGCGTATTTTGTCCCGTCACTTTCCTAAGCCCTTGCGTTTGCGCGACTTAGCACGCGTCAAATGTTTGGGCAAACTACGCCCCGGACTTAGGCCGATAGAAAAAGCACGCGCTGCCGCGCTCGGTTGTCCCCTCGGTTATCTCGAGTTCCCCTTGGCTCACTAGCACGGCCAGCCTCTCTCGCGCTGTGCGTAATTTGATTCCCAATACCGGCGCAAGCTCACCGACGGTTTTCCAGCCATCGCCGGCGGGTCTGCCGCGGGCGACCATGTGCCGCGAGAGTAACGCGGCCCAGCCGTGGTCAGACGGCGCGGAAGTCGGATGCGACCCAGAAGCGGCCGTCGATTTTCTTTGCCTGGTTGATTTGTGTCGTTCCATTTTCGAAAATCAGTCCGTAGCAAAAAGCATTTTGATGCCGCAGTTTGCCGATTTGGTGCGCGTTGTAATCCATGTCCAGTCGGCAGCAGGCGCCGATGCCGCGCGCCTCGCTCGCACCGTCGCAAGATTCGGCCACCGCAATGTCGCAGTTGTGCGTATGTCCGAAGAGCGACCGACCGTAAACAAGCGCGTGCTTGCGTGCCGCACCGATGCCGGCCGCGTATCCGTGGATGACGTTTGTGTCTCCGAGTTTCAGCACACCGCGCCGCGAATCGTAAGGCAGCATCTTTGCGCGGCTCTTAGCGACGAGCTTCTCGACGCGCTTGATTCCGTCGTGCGCGTAGTCACGCAGCAAGCCCGTGGCCGACTCCGCGAATCGCCAGAGGCGCTCGTCGTGGTTGCCGCGCAAGAAATGATTCTGCGCGCCGCCGTCGAAGAAACGACGCATGAAGTCCGCGCCGGCCTGCCAGTCGTCCTCTAGGCTGTGCGCCTTTTCATCGTCCGACGCGCCCCGGCGCAGGTTGCGAAAGTCCCACGCGTCGCCCGCGTGGATGCGCAGTTGAGGTTTGAAATCCGCGATGAACGCGAACAGCGCGCGCTCGGTCTCGGCGTCCACTTGGTCGCCGTGAGAGTCGCTCGCAACGACGAAGCGGAGCGGTTTGGTCATGGTGCCAGATCAAACGTCCTGCGCGTCCGAGAATAGATCGCTGCCAAAGTCCGAGATCATCGGCTCAGCCTTCGCAGCGCGGTAGAAATTTGCCATCGTGTCCGCGTCGAGTGCGGCGCTGGAAAAGTAGGCGTCGAAGGCGTCGCCAGTCACGCGCAGCTTTGCAATCCATGGCGTCAGCGAGTCCTTGCTTGCGTGCGCCGCCGTCGAATCCACGAAGAGCGAGAACAGCCCCACGGCCTCGCGCGTCATTCGGTCCACGCGATAGGTGATGAGCCGACTGTAGTTTCCTTGAGCGCCAGAGCGGAGCGTGAATGATTTTTGGAAGGCCATGTTAGGTGTAGTCCGTGAAGCGTGCCGAGAGTCGAAGATTGCCAGAGCCTAGCGTGCCTCCGTCGTTGCGGTAGATTTTGACCACGGCGTTGGTCGATGTTGAGCCTGCGGCCTGCGAGTCGTAAAAGCCTTGGTAAAGCACGTCCTCGACCACGACAAGACCGTCGTCCGGCTTGGTCGAGAAGCCGCGATTCGTAAGCGAGATGTTCACGTTTTCGGTCGTGCCGCCTCCTGTCAGCGTAACCACGTCGTTGATTTCATAGACGACGTTGATCTGACGAGTGGATGAGCCGGCCCCAGTTTTGATTCCCGTCACGTTCACGTCGTCCGAATTGTATTTCGCGACACTGCCAGATCCAATCGACGAGTTTCCGACGGCGTTCGCGTTTGCTATCCGAAGCCACGCCGACGGTGTTCCGGTCCGATTAACGGCGCGCACGCGAACGAAGCCAGCGCCGAGCGTTGCGCTGTAGAGGAATGTCTCGGTCTCGGTTGTTCTGACCGTGAAGTTCGTTCCGTCGTTGGGCGTCCACGAATAATCCGTTGCTGCGTCTGTGTCTGTCGTGGTCGCCTTGACCTCGAAATAAGAGAAGTCCAACTGCGTGTTTGGAGCCCAGCCGACACGAGTTCCGAAAAGAAACACCTGCGTTCCGGGAAGATACTTAGGCTTCACCCCGTCGCCCGATAGCGTGCCACTGGAAGGCGTTGTTGGAGTGGTCGTGTTGCTCGGCGCAGACTGACTCAGGACGGAAGACACGGCGGAAAGCGCGCCAGAGAACGAAATTGCGCGCGCCGCAAACTGGTAGGCCACGCCCACCGACAGATCGTCGATGGAGACCGCGTAGGAAACCGAAGAAGCGATTTGATTCGCGACGATGTAATCACTGGACCCCGTGCGGCGGTAAAGAATGTCTAGCGCGACTGCGCCCGTCGGAAGCGGTGGAGCGGTCAGCGAGACGCGTGAGAACGAACCGCCATCACTCGAAAGATAGACCGTCGTGCTGATCAGAGTCGGCGCGTTCGGTGTGCTCGGCGCAGTCGGGTCGATAGGCCCAGCGGTGATGACCGATGGCGTGGCTTGCACGTAGTTGGTGAAGCCAGACACGTTCTCCACGTTGTCGTAGGCGTTGAGCCAGTAGTAATACGTCGTGCCGATGGTCACATCGGTGTCCACGAAACGCGACGCGCGAACCTCGGCAACTTTGTTCGTGTTCGCGTTCGCTGGCGTGACCGCCGTGGTGTTTCGGTAGATGCCATACTCCGAAAAGTCGGGCTCGGTGTTGTCGTTCCAATCGAGCGAGACGGCGCGGCCCGTGCCGACTACGGCGGTGAGACCGGTGGGGATTGATGGCGCGGTCGTGTCTTTGGCGACGGTTATTGTTCCGCTAAGGTAGCTCGTGGAAATGCGAAAATAGCTTTCGCCGTAAATTCGCACGTTGTAGTTCGTGCCGATCTTCACGTCCGAGCTGATGAAATCCTCGGTCTGCGCCCCTTCTACGCGGCTCCATGTCAGATAGGTCGTGCTCGTGCTCGGCTTGTATTCGATGACGACAGCGCCGCCAGACTCAATGAATCCGACGGCTGGCGGAGTCCACGCGACCCTGATGCGCGGCATGACCGAGCCGTCGGCCTGGATGAACTGCGTCGTGCCGTCCGCAGTCAGAGAGAGATTTGTTGGCGCGCTGATCGTGAACGGGTCCGGCAGCGTCGTGTTAAGCGCGCCTGCCGTGTAGATTTCATCCGTGACGTTCCATGAATAGACCGACGAATCGGTTTCGCGCAGCGTCATGTCCACGAAGACCTCGGGAGGATTTCCGCCGCTCGCAAAATTCCACTCCATGACCTCGAAGACCTTAGAGGAAAATCCGAGCTTAGCGTTGGTGATCATCACCGTATCGCCAGCGCGCACTTGCATCGCCTCTAGTCGGAAGCGCGCTGACATCGTGATTTCCTCGCGAGCGCGGCGAAGCTCGATGACCGCAAGGCGCTGCGCGCACGAGGAGGAAGTCGTGAACGGAAGCACCACGTCACGGAAAAAGACGCTGCCGTTGTCAGCCGAAACGTAGGCGGCATCCGTGATCGTCGGGAAGTCCGTCACCTGCCAGTTGTTGATTTCGCTGAGGTAAACACCCTTCACCGAGTTCACGCGGTCGCGTGCGCTCGTGCGCGTCTGCACGCTGATCGGCCCCACGAAATGCTTCTCGCTGAACGTCACCGTTGGGATGCGATAGGCGGCAGCGTAAGGCGCGATCCTGCCTCCGGTGTAGGCGATCAGTCCGCCCATCGCAGAGAGCAACTTGCCGATGTTCTCATCGGGCGACGCACTGGTCGAGACGACGCCGTTTGCTTCGTATCGGTTTTCCTCGGTTGCTGGCGTCGTCACCGGCTTAATCTCGACGTTCTCGTCGCAGATGTTTGCCGCCGCCCCAAACGCCGTGTCGTCCATCTCGGCAGCCGTCATCCCCATGCCGAGCGAGCTCGTGAGGTAATCACGCAAGCAAAGCGCGGCGTTTGCCGAATAGGCGGTGGTGCTCGTGCGCGGGTCCAAGACCTTTTTGCCACGCACGACGGCGCTGATGTTTGGGATTCCGCTCGGGTATTTTTCGGCATCCCACGTCAGTCGGACGTAGAGATAGGCGATGCCAGAGAGCTTGTGATCCGATGTCCATTTGCCGTCTGTCAGACTGGCGGTAGCTGCGATCAAATCCGCGTCCGCTGTGTCATTCGGCACTCCGCGCTTTTTATTGATGAGCGCCACGCCCGAGTAAAATCCGGTCGGCTGATTCCCTGTCAGCGGCACCTCTTCATCGTTAAAATAAATCTCGTCGATTGCCTCGACCTCGTGGCCGGCCAGAGCGACGACCAGGTGCAGGTATTCGTTTTTCGTGCCCGTAGTCGAAATGTAAACGATGGTCCCGCTGACGCGGCAACGGCCGTAAATTATTGACCGCGCCGCGATCGGAGAACGAACCATTTGCCCGCGCTCCGAGAGCGACGAGTCGGAGAAGCTCGGCATCTTGGGCGCGAGTAGTTTCGACGCGGCCATTGG